CTTTTTCTGGATATCCCCCGAATACAGCGGTGCTAGCTACCCGTCCTATATAAGACCAGATGGGACAGAAGTCAAGAAGAAAATGTGATCCTCACGCCTGGCCAGCTCCTGGTGCTAGTTGTTAAAGATCCACAAAACATCTTTCTTTAATGCGAGAAACGAGGGATTCAGGAGCTTCCGTAATCAGGACTTGTGTGCGATCCCCCCAGATGGTTACGCTGCCAGTGCTCTTATTTAAGTAATCTATGAAACGAGAACGAGGTTTAGGGACGAGAACGGGATCTGAACTACGCTGGTGCTGCCACCAGTTCGTAACCTTCGGATCTTCGTCCGTTATCAACGAGAAACGAGAACGAGATTTAGGAACGAGAACGAGCTTCAGGAGGACGCTGCCTGGCCAGGGCCCAGATGGCATCCTGGAAGGCGGGCCAGTGTACGGGAGCCGAGAACGAGAAACGAGGTTTCAGTAAACGAGGATCAGTAAACACGGACACCGGTCTGTATAGTTTGTAAACCCTCTCCAAGAGGGAGTGATTGCAGATTAAAACAATACCACCAAAACTTATATGCTTATTTATCCAACTAATTTGCCACTTAGATAGCTTCGGATACTTGACCTTATCTGATTTGAGTTCCATCCAAAATCCAATACCATTCATACAGCAATTAAAGTCAGGTATTCCGTTAATTGTTTTAGATTCTATGCGAGTAAAATGTATTTGTTTACAGTTTTTTTGGATTAATTTAGAGAGGTTTGATTCTCTTTTTTTGGTTGCCATAACCAAGTCAGTTTTTGATTTTTTCTTTGCTCAAAATACAGCCTAAAGGAAATATATTTGTGTCACTAAACACAGCTTCTTTCTCATCAAATGTAGCAAATGAGGTCAAGGTCTTTTTCTTTTTATCAATTTTATAAATGTAACCTTGTGAAATCATTGTGCAACATTCCAACTTATCCATCTCTTCTTCGTTTTTATGACCTGCGTCGCCTGTAATATCAATCCACCTAATTTTATAGAAGTAATATTTCTTTTTACCAACAACTGCATTTTTATATTTACTTTTTTTTCGTCGCTTTGACATTCACATCTCCTACAAATGTATTAATCTTTGGGTTATGTATCTCATTAAAAACGGTAACAAAAGATGACCAATTATTACTTTTGAGATAGCTCTTTTGTCTCCGGCTCAACTTCGATCGTTTTGGCGTTGAAACCATCGATCTTACCGGATAGCTCTTTGAGTTTCTTCTCAAGCTCTGCACGTGACATACCCTCCAATCCTGATACTTTAACTTCTTTTTTATCAATATATAAACCAGCCAACTGACCTGATCTATACTCTGCATTTACAGCTGCTGAATATTGTTTGTTATCTGCAGCCATATCAGCAAATCTTTCTAATCTTCTATATCTACGAATTTTGTTTCTCTCGTATTTTGAGGATGCCTCTTCAAGTTTCTTATCAAGATATTTACATATGTGTGGATTGAGTTTTCTATTAGTTAATCTACTAGCAATGACTGAATAATCATTATCATTCTTACATTCATATTTTGCTTTTCTTAAGGCATCTGATTTTGTAATCTCACCCCAGTTTGCTACTAATATATCAACAAACATCCTTTGTTTTACAGTAAGATCTTTATCAGTCCTTAATTCTTTCTTTTTCAATCCTGGCATTTTTTTATTATATAGATTTCTACAACCTATTTAAACCTGACCCTATTAAGAATTTTGCCCATCCATAAGAGCATGTGGTGGGTCTAGGGACACCAAGGGGACACCTATAGACCCACCTTAAATTGACCTAGAACCATTGATATATATACATAATCGTCAATAGACCCATCAGACCCACCTGTTTTGGGTCGATCGTAAAATAAAATTATTCTGGTGTAATAATCTATATAGATAAAATTCTAATAATGTTGTATAAATATCACATATAACTAAGACATCAATTCCCTTGGTGTTTTTTACGTAAATTGTTATCTTTTAGTTATACCTTTCGCCCTGGTTGGGTAGCCTCAACCAGGGTTTTTATTTTTTTCTACCGGTGTCCGGTGTTCTGTGATATAAGATACCTATGGGCAAACCTACTGAAACACTCCCTCGAAGTATTTCAAGGATCGCCATCAAATCAAGGAGGCCACCATGAACCAATTAGATTATTTTAATTTAGGAACCCTTGCAGTTATAATTATTTTAGTATTACTTCACTTCGGCTAATTAGGCTCTTCACCATCGCAAATATAACCAACAACCTGTTTACCTTTATACGTATGATAATAATGATTAGAAAATATTTTTCTCTGTTTACGTTCGTGTACTTTCACATTGTAATGAAACCAAGAATCACAGGCCATATGAATTTCAAATCTATCCATTTTAATATCGCCCATTGTAGTTAAATACAACAATGTAATCATAATAGGTTTCATTTAAAATTTCCTGTACTTACTCTGAATACGGTTATCCAAGGATTATATTCTCGTTTTTCACCGGTCCTCGCACACCCCATTAAACCCAATAATAATATTACCAGTATTAAAAACCAAATAAGATATTTCATTTAAAGTCCAACTTCTTTTTAATCATATCTATTCTCTTTTTCACAGATCTTCTCTCTTCTTTAGAATCTGCAGCTCGGTAATTGGCGTACTCATTTTTATATTCTATCCAAAATCTTTGTACCTCTGTAAAGACAATTATCTTTTCATCTAAACATTTTTTATAACGATTGTGGACCATATCAGGATCTAATCCAGCATAATAGCAAATATCTTCAAAATCTTTACCTTTTGTTAAGAACCACTCATGTGCATCTTTTTTGTAATAAGCTTCATTTTTACCACCTAGGGTATATAAACAATCTTCAAAAGCTTGAATAATAACAGCTTGGTATAAGCGCACAGCACTTTGTTTAGGTTCTTTAACAAACTCAGTAGCGATATTAGTGCCCATGATTTTTAATAAGTATGGAGAGCATGTCATAATAGAACAACCTTAAATGATGAGAATTAATTTTATTCCTGGTTTCCTCATGAAGATCGTCCATAAGTTTCATTTTAGCTATGCCGTCCATCTCTTTTATAGATTTGAAATCAACAATTGGAAGTTCGTCATCGTAGAACATTTGCATAGCCACCAGCATTGGAAAGACATGGATGTGGAAGCTGGCAGCTATACATTTTTAACTAAGGACAAACCACGATTTTTTGCAATTCGTTTACGCCCTTGCCTCCAGTGGTTCTCGACTTTATCGATAAAGCCAAGGTTGCCATTCCCCATACCAAAATCATTTCCACAATATAATTGGAACATGACAGAGGTAATACTATCGTAAGTTCTCTTATCAGGGCTAATAATTACTAGCTTATCAAGAGCCTCATCGATTACCGATTCTAATGGTTTTTTTACCGCTGCCATAACAATCTCCTATTAATTAATAAAAAATTGTGTCCGTTATTCTGTGATAATAAGAAGATTTGAACCTCTTCTTTTCATTAGGTTAAGGAATACCCTATAAGCAATACATACTTATAGGGTTAAGATCAAGTATTATTTTTTAGCTTTTGTTAGCGATTTACCTTCAGCAAGCAGTTTAGCTTTGAATGATTCGGGTGTTACCCCATTCTTCTTAGCTAGTTTTTTTACTTCGGAATCAACCAATTTGGCGATCATAGCACCTGGGCCTCTAAATCCTTGTTTACCCATGGCCTTAACAATTGAGTAGGTATCCACATCAATTGCTACAGATTTCCATTTATTGATATCCATGCTTTGTACTCCTTTTTATTGTTGCATTTAGTTTTATATAATCGATCCATCTCACAAACATAACCCTCACACATTGCTTTAGGATTAGGGGATCTAGCTATTTTTCTATTAATAGCGTTAATTCTCTTATCTACCCAAGTTTTACGCAAATATTGCATATGCTAATAAACCGAATAGTATTACTAATATTTTAGGACTTATTAACAATATTGCTGTTAATATTGTCCTTGTTATCAAAGGTCCCATTATGCATTCTCCATAAATTCTAAGTTTCTTTTTTCTACCTCAATTTTCACAAGCTCTTTCGCCACAAACTCGTTAATAGGATAGGTAGGTGAACCTAATATATCTAACTGGCATCCGGTAATTTTTTTCACCGCATCATCAAAGTATAAAGATCCTTGTTCTACAGGGTTGCCGTGAGCATCTATCGTTACCATGTCTTGTAGAATGTTATCTACTTTAGATGCAAACTCTCTCCACTCCGTGCAATTAGATTTCAAAAGTGTGTTTTTACTCATTGTTTTTTTACCCATCTGTTTGGTGCTCTGTCTAATGTTTGTTGTATGAAATCCATAATTTTATGAAAGTCAATACTCGCTTTATGTTGTTCTACATATTCATTAGCATCTACTTTTACTCCATCAACATAAAAAACAATTTTACCATCAGCGGTTAACTCAACAAGAATAGCTTTCGTTTGAGAATCTATCTCGTGCACCATGTCATTATTGTCACTGACTAACTTTGGTTTATAGTTCATGTTATACTCCTTTTAGTTATAACGTTTTTTTAACAATTCTTTATAAAAAAAGCAAGAATAAAATGGGATATAAATGAAATTTTTAATGTCAATAGCAGTGTGTTCTTTTTTAGATTTGACTTGTATGCCCATGATCCAATATCCTGTTATTTTTGATTCATGGAATTCTTGTATGCAGGCAGCTTACAAAGAATCTATCTCAGTATTAAATGCGATCGACCCAGATGTTGTGGAGCGAAATCGTTTAGCCACAAAATTTACTTGTACTCAAGCCACAGATGTGTAGGGACTTGTCAAGACCACTAAATATGGTATATAATCTCTTATGAAGCACTATTTTGTTCAGATACGATACAAAGGTAAGTATTATAATGGGACGATCAGTGCTAAAACAGACGGCGAAGCTTTGAAACTAGCTGAGAAAAAAATGAAAGCCGGGGAGCTTCAATGTCAAGATGAAGACTTCTACAACCACAATAGAACCTTCATCACATACGAGGAGATAGAAAATGGCACTACAGGAGTTAATATCAAAGAAACTTCAGTTGGAGTCCAAGTGGGCAACACAGGCGTTATCACAAAAGAGAGTAACACCTGACATGAAGTGGATGGATATTGAAATAAAAAGTCTTAAAAAAAGAATCAACGAACAAAGTGTTGTTGATGCTTCACAAGGACTTTTTGACATTACTACTTAAAGTAGTTTAAAGTATTGGTTGTTTATGGCAATTAAGAACGCAATCCTTGACGCTCTTGAAAAGAGATACGATGCACAGATCGCAGAAGCTGATGCTACGATAAAAATATACCTTACTAAATCAGTCGGAATTGGTGAACATCCTCAACACATTGACGAAGTAGATAAACTCATTGAAAAAATTTGCCATGCAAATGAAAAGAAAGAGGAGTTAAAGAACTTTGTTGACAATTCCTGATGCAATCAATGCGATCAATAATTTTTTAGTTAGACAACTAGATAAATTTTATAATATTATTGAAACGATGGGTTCAAAGATGAATGTATGGGCTTGGCAAAAACGTTGGAAGAATCGTAAAGACGGAACTGGTTATCGTTAATACTTTTTAAATATTATTCGCCATATCCAAGATCGTGTAATACTTACACCTGTAAATATCAATGCAATACCAATGCTATCTAAAATGCTTGGATACAAACCAAACAGTGGAAATATATAAAGCTGTATTAAAATAGCTAAAATAAATCCTGAACCTACATCAATAATACTTTCAATCAGTGATCTCATAAAAATTTCGAACCCATCTATACTTTTGGAGAGAATGAACATTGGGTTGCCATTCTCTATTCTTCCTAGTCGTCCATCCTTTTCCTTTTGGGAATGATTTTGTTGTATTGTCATTTAAATATCCAGCTGCTTTTAAACTTATTCCTGACTCAGTTTCAAGTGTATAAGTAATTATTTTTGTT